GTGTGGGGTGGAGGTTTGATTTTAGTGGGGCTAAAGAAGTTTTAAGGAAGGCTAGGGTGGGGGGACGTAAGCGAAAAATAGTATGATAGAAATTCCACGTAAAGGAAATGATTACCTCTCCACCGACACTGGAGAGATCCTCCGTGAGATAGGAATCGATAAAATCAATGAAGATTTATTAACCCTACCCGGTGCGACAAACTTGAGCGGAGAGGATTGGCGAGAGATTTGTGAACTAGTGTGGCTTGCCTGCGATTCATTTTTAGCAAGGGACCTTCAGGAATTCTATGACGTTGAATGTGAGAAATCCTATGGCGAGGGCAGAGCTTTCCTCGATATTGTGGCGCGTTGTAAAGGAACCATCGAGCCGTTCAAGAATTTTAAGGATTCCCTCGTTGTTGTCGATTGGAAAACCACTTCGTCGCCAGTGGATAACGATTCATGGAGAACTCGTTGTATGCGCTCGTATCAATGGAGGGAGTATAAGTTTCGCGAACCTAATGCCACGTTATTCATTTACCGAGGCTTATCACGGAGTATTGATTGGCGTAAGAAGGGCGATGAGGGGGAACCTGCTAAACGGACGCGCGAGGTTATACTTCACCTCCCCGATGCGATCATACCGGATGTTGCACATAGGAGCGGTGCGATTGATGCGATGCGAGGGGCGCTAGCTGAATGGGAGGTGTGGCCCAAAAACACGCAAAGTTGTGATGACTTCGGCTACACATGCCCCAACCTTAAGGATTGTGAAAATAATACGATGCCGCAAAAGTTGATCCAACTACGTGAGATGTCGTATAGTCGAAGAGAGATGTTCCTAAGGTGCCCCGAGAGATACCGCCGAGCAGAACTTCAAATAATGGAAGAAAAGGATGAAGATAATACAACAGTTGGGAAAATGGTTCACTCCGCGCTTGAAAGAATCTGGAGAGAAGCCTTCAACAAGTTCACCTCCAATTGAGGCGGAATCCAAAACAACACCGCATACGATTTATGCGAAATGGAAGGAGACAACTACCAAAATAGGCTGCATTGAGTTTCAAAAGGCTAGACATGGTGTAATATTTTTCACCGTATCTAAAACATATAAGCCAATCCCGACTGTAAGTGTGGTTAGCGAAGGAGACATTCGGGATTTGATTGAGGCGGCACAAGAGTTCCTTGTAGCCATTGAAGAGGAAGAAGAGCGGCGTTAGAGAGAATTTGGAAGGAGGTTTTTGTAAAATGCTACCACTAAGCATAGTGTTATATGACTCGTGGCGACAGTTTCTAGGACCAAAAGATGCTCCGATGTGGGAAGATCTAGATCCGAGAACGCAAGAGTGTTGGAAAATGATAATGAGGGGTCTTATTGCCCGTTTATGAGGCCGCGTTGAGGAGGATTACAAACTTGCAGGGGTGGATGGAACTTGGATTTTTAAACGATCTGGAGATTTTGATGACAACAAACGAGTTTGGGTGGAAGAAAGGACTGAAAAATTATGACTAAAAGTACTACAGTAGTAGGACCCCTCTCATTAGAGAATCAAAGGGGAAAAGTGGGAGTGAAAATCCAACTCTCCTACGATGAATTCGGAGATCCATTTGCGGATTCCGTTAAAAGTGATTGTGAAGAATTCCTCACGGAGTTACAGAAGAAGTATATGGGGGAAGATGAAGAGCGCACAAAGGGGGCAGAATAATCAATGGATGTGAAACCCCAAATGAAACTTGGCCCCGGAGCAACGGTTTCCGCCGCCAAAGCCCCAAAGATGAAGATGAAAAAGGCGGGCCAAGATGGGGATCAGCGGCAAATCAATTACCTCCTCTTCGGGGAATCCGAGAGCGGAAAAACTTCTACCGCAGCTAATCTCGCTGCCGCCGATCAGAGAGTATTTATTCTCTTCACTGACCTCGGGAATGACAACGGCATCAGTGGGGCACAGGTATACGCAAACCTGAAGAAGAGTTCCGAGAAGTTCAAGGACAACGTAGCGTGGATTTCCCTTGATGACGTTGAACAAGTCTCAAAGTTCGTGGAAGATCCTACGAGTGTTGTGGATGGCTTTTGGGATTTCAACCCAGATTTCATCCTCTGGGATGGCTTCTCGTTTCACCAACAGATGAACATCATCCCTGATGTCGAGGAGGACACGAATAGCGATGATGCAAGTGAGGGATCTTTTGAAACTTACAAGGGGTGGGGAAAGGTCAAGAACCGCACAGTCCGTACCCTAGGAAACTTTCTTTCGCTTCGTAATCCCAATGGGAAAGCGCTCCACAAGATTGTAACAACCGCTGTGAAATACGCTTCGGAGAAGGTGGGACCTGATAAGAGCGAAGTGCGCGCTCAACACCATCCTGACATTAGCGGCGCAGCATCCAAGTTTATCCGTTACGGTTTCGATGCCGTCATCGAGACTGTGAGGGAAAAAGGTGTGTTCGAGTTTCGACTTGACACATCGAGTGCAACTAAGCGACGTTTTACGCTTCCTGATAAGATGGCGGCGGACTTTGCGAAGTTGCATCAGAGTGTAGTAGATCAGACAAAACAATAGTAATTCAGATCACAATTAAAGAAAGGTTAAATTTTAAATCAAATGGCTTTCATTTCAAGCGGCGCAGACGCCAAACCAACCCTATTTTGCATCGGTGAACTCGCGGAGGTCGAAGCAACTCGGCCCTCAAAGAGTGGGGAGTATTATGTTACCACTTTCAAGATCAACCCCCTAGGTTCTGCAAACCAGAAGGCTACGGTGTGGATGACATGGCACCCTGAGTTCCTCCGTCCTGGTTACAACACCATGAAGGAAGAATCTAACGCGATGAAGATGTTATATGATAGCAATATCATCCGCGAACACAAGGGTTTCAACGTCCACTCTTCGGAATTCGGGAAGACCCAAACTGTTGGGCTCGCTACTCTCCAAGGGATGTGCGGCAGTGAGGAGCGTTTTATCGAAGTTGCAACTCAGTTGCAAGAAGCCTTCAGCGAGAGTCCTGATGTGGAAACTCTGGTGGAAAAGGTGGATGTGATTTTCCAATCCCTGGTGGGCAACACTGTTGGCTATTGCCTCAAGCAACAGTGGGTGAAGACCGATGCTGTTAATGACAAGGGCTATGCGGTTAAGGTTCGTGGGAAGTACTACGAAGTTGCGGGTTTGTTTTACGCAACAGAGGGTGAACTCGCGAAGATCAATAAGGCGGTAGAGAAGGCGAAAGATAAGGACGCATCAACGCAAGTGTGGGTGTGTTTCGATAACGAAGTTCCGTTCTCTACGGCGGGCTAATAAAATGCGCCTTTACGGTCAAATCGGATACGAGGCGTATTGCAAGAAGACCGGATGGAAATCCATTGCAACGGGGCAAGATTTACCTAAGTGGAAGGAGTTAAAACCTGAAATTAAGGAAGCTTGGCTTGTGGCGGGGAAGGCGATAGCTGAAGAGGTTTTATCGAATCAGCTTGATAGCTAGCTTGTAGCTAAATGGGGGAGTGTAAAATCTTCCCCCATTCTAACAAAAATTAAGGAGTGAAAATCAATGAGCCTAGATGTATGGTTAAAAGATCCCCTCACAGATACGGAACTTTTCGAGGCAAATATAACCCATAATTTGAATCGAATGGCCGAAGCGGCGGGTTTTTATGAAGCCTGTTGGAGGCCGGAGGAGATCCACATCACAACGGCGAGAGAGTTGGCTCCGTATTTGAGGGAGGGGCTTATTAAACTCGTAGAGGACCCGGAGAAGTATGAGGAATATAATGCGCCCAATGGTTGGGGATTGTATGAACACTTTGTTCCATGGGTATTTGAATACTGGCGAGCGTGTTGTAGGTGGCCCGATGCAAAGGTTTTTGTGAGCCGATAGGAGATAAAACAAATGAATAGGAGAATGTTTTTTGCGCTCTTAAAAAATCCACCAGTAAAAACTGCTCTATCGGTACAAGCGCAGTTAGACGAGATATTAAATTTTTGGACTAACGCGACGTATGAGGAGACAGAGAGAGGGGTGTGGAAGTACAAAGTTTTAGATTTTAAATCACAGGTGGCATAAAGTGAATTCCAAGCCCAGAGCCTGTTGCAGTTGTAGCTTACATGGTACCTCGTTCGGCTTCGTTTACGACATTGATCCCCCCGAGCCAGATTTTTACCTCATCCGAAGGCAACCCACAAAAGATGAGGTGAACGCAGGGGAAGCTGTTCTTAAAAACTACTGGGAGGAATTACTACCAGAAGGTGCGGAGAAGTGTAATGTAGGTTACACTTCTCTCATCCGGTGTTCTTATGATGCCCAAAAGATACCAGTTTCACTCCTTAAAATTATAAACATCTGTAGAGTCCACGATGCGGGAATTGATCGGTTCGACCCAAACGCTTTCATCATTACCTATGACATAAATGATGCGTTCAAAATCCCCGCCTACAAGGTCTTCATAAAGAGGGCGCTTGAGATCGCTAAGTTGTTGAAAACAAAGGGGTTACGGCCCGCTGTGTTACTTGGGAGCGAAGTGGCGAAAACAATCAATCCCCACCTCTTTGCGGACACTGGTAATCACCGGGGCACAACGTTTAAGGACTGGGTGGGGCACTGGTGGGTGGGGGAGTGGCCGTTTGAAACAAAAGCGAAGCGATTTGCAAAGGAGATAAAATGATCGATCATATAAAACCAACACCTCCGCCATCGTGGAAAAAAGAGGGATGGAAGAAATCTTTCATTGACATTTTAGATGAAGAATTCTTAATCGAGTGGTGGTGCGATGGTCATTGGTGCGAATTTCGGGCGTATGAAATTTTAAGCGAGGATGAGCAGGGGAGGATCTATTTCGAGAGAGCCGACGGGAATATATCGAAGGGCTGTATAACCTTCGACCTTAACGAGGCGGAATTGGTAATGAGAGGGCATTATAAGTGGGACGGGTGTTTTGAGCACAAATATAATCAAGGTCATTGGTGTGGATCGGAGCCGCTTAAGCGCCACATTAAGTTATTGATTTATCTCTACAAGCGGGCGCACTCAGAGATGGAATCCATGGACCCTTGGGAAGATGAGTGAAACGAAGACGAAAAGGTTTGCGAAGGAGATTTAAATATATGAGTGGTTGGGCACAACGGGATGCAGAACGGAAGGAGGAAGAAGCTAGGAGCGGGTGGAGTAATGATATGTATGATGGTAGAGATATTGACAATATGGTAGCTAGTTTAGATGCTATCGATGACATGCTGATCTGCGATTGGATTGCCCCTCCCTTCACATGGTCCCCTGAGGAATACAGAAATGCGATCAATAAACTAGTCTGCTCCCACGCGGATAGGGCAATCTACTTTGAGCATCAAAGATTAATAAAACTTAATGAGGATTTCTATGGCCCCGCCTTCAAAGAAAACGATGTGCCGTTCACTTAAAGCTATTCAAAAAGACTACCTGCGCCTATCTAAACTAATCGAGGAAGCCAACGTTTCAATTGCAGAATTAAAGAAGGAGGCAAAGGAAGCGGGCTGTAATCACCCAGAAGATTTAGGCTACTACTGGCAGGAGGATAAAGATGATGGCTACGGGCGTTGGTGGAAGCTTGATAAGAAACGTTGTAAACTTTGTGGGTGTGAATTTTATAGGTATCTGGGAGAGTGGAGGAGTTGGGAATGAAAAAACAACAACTATCCCTTTTCTCCCCTGAAGAGGGAACCAAATTCACCCCCACCCTCAAAGAAACAAAAAACGAAAGTCTAGTAGCGAAAGGTTTTATCCTCTCACCAAAGAGCGCAAAAACCTTTAAGCGCAAGTCCAGAGCGGATGGGATTTACCTTCCAGATGAGAAAAAGCCCCTCACTTATGGTTTAAAATTTGAAGACAAACGGCAACGGATTCCAGAATGGGCATTACCAAAAATCAGTCTTTCACGCCAACGTGTATTAGAGATCATTGAGGAAACCGATTCGATGGGGTTAGATTTCGAGTACAACCCAACGACTCGAAAACTCTCTATCGTAGGTGTGGCGAATAAAACCGAATGTGCCTCTTGTAAGTGGGATAAGGAGATTGGAGCCGCACTCATTAAAAAATCAAAGAATCCCAAAACCCGTTTCGTGGGGCACTTTGTCTTAGGTGCCGATAAGCCCGTTTTAGAGGAAGCGATGGAGGAAGAAACTCCTCTTTGGCTCTGGGAAGATTCGATGATTGCTCACTACTTGTGTGCAAGTTCTTTAGCGAAGGCTCCAGGTAAGGAGGCGGATAGTGATGGAGCACTTGGGTTCATGAGCCTAGGCTTTGCGGCACACCTTTGGACGAATTTAATACAGTGGAAAGAATGTAGAGGCTTATATTGTGAAGGACCGTGCCCCAGTCATGACGTGTTCGGATATAATGCAGTGGACTCTTGGGCTGGACTTGAGGTTTTCGATAACTGTGTGGGGTTTATGTCCACCAAAGGAATCCCTATGCGGGTTTACGAAGAACATAAGGAACTCGCTTTAAATTTCTGTCTCGCCGCTGAGAAACGGGGGATGATCGTTGACCTCGATTACGCGCGGAAACTCGAAGATGAGATGGAAAAGAAGCAGGAGAACCTATTCCCCAAGGGTAACCCCCGATTCAACCCACGGAGTAACATTCAAGTGGTGAAGTGGTTTGAGAAGAATGGGGTCAAACTTGCCGCGAATGACAAAGGAACTATCGAGCTAGCTTTGGAGGCTCGAATTCATGAGACACTTGGTTTGACCTCTATTGGGGAAATCGATGACGAAAGTGAGGCGATGATGGATGAGGTCACTAGAGCCCTCTATGATCTTTATATTTTCAAATCGATGGGGAAAGGAACCGATGCTTGGGTTGCGGAGAAATACATAACCTATGAGTAAGACACTATTTTATGTTCGTTTGGGTCGTTGGACAGTTCGGGGAGCATTTGCTTGGTACGACATGTGGGTTGGCGCATTTTGGGATCAACAAAAAGAAGTGCTCTATGTCTGTCCGCTACCCTGCTGCGTCTTACAGATCAAAAAATGGCCTGTATTTGATTTACCGAGTGAGGCAAACAGGTGATACCAAAAATTCATGCTAGGTGGGTCTTCACAGGGGCCTCCACAATGCGCCTCTCATCATCAAGGCCCAATTTAACAAACATTCCCGCTAGGGGGTGGGGGAAGGATGTTAAGAAGATCTTTGTGCCCCCACCAGGGAAAATCTATCTGAGTGCAGATGCCTCGAATTTAGAAACCCGCATCGTTCTCGATAACGCGGGAATCGACACTCGAACCATCACAACGGATGCTTTCAAATGGCTTGTCTCCCAGGCGAGGGAAGCGTTTGAGGAAGCGGGGAAGATCGCAGGTAAATCCGCCCGTGATATGGCGAAGATTGTAAGTCACGGCTCGAATTACGGCGCGGGCATAAAGCTATTTGATCCCTATGAAGTCTCTACTCCAGTGGTAAAAAATCAAATAGCGGAAGGGGCTTTGGAGATCCATGAGGATTGGATCTATTGCGGGAAAGTAGTTGGCTTCACAGGGGTCCGCTTAGCTGAGATTCTCTTTAGGTTGAATAAGAAAACCCCCCGCAAGCAGGCTTTTGAGTTACGAAGGAAGGCGCTACGGATTCAAAAGGCGTATTTTGACAATTTCCCCATTCGAGCGTGGCAACAAAAAGTTCTCGCTAAAGCAGAGCAGGGGTTTATCCAAACTAGGTGGGGCTCCTATCTCACCCTGATCGAATCCCCAGTTGAAAACGCAAAGATTGCTCTCGCCAAAATTGGGCAAGGCGAGGGGGCAGAGTATGTACAGGGGAAGCAAATCGAATTGCTCCGCAAGGTTTGTAATAAGAATGTAACAATGGATGCCCAGGTACATGACGAAGTATTACTTGCGATCCCAAAGGATTACCCGAAGGATGGAATTCGTGAGATAGTTGAAATTTTACACGGGGAGTCTCATCGCATCCCTGGGTTCTACTGTCCTTGGAAAAGTCGATTATGCCTCAATTGGGGAACAAAGTTAAAAGAAAATTGCTCTTGTAGAGGCGAGTTCTATCTTCGTCCCACAGGAGGGGATCTTGTGTGGACATGTGATAAGTGCGAAAGGGAGGAGGAGTTTGATGGATAGAGTCATATTCATATCACCCCAAATTTTGAACCTAAGATTTTTAGCCAGAGGGTGCCCCACCCACAAGCAATACCGTGGAAAGGGACCAGTGAGGGCTACATGGTGTAGTGATTGTTTGAGAATCAGGGCATTAGCAATTGAGCTAGGGATTTGGGAGGGAATTGATGGAATTAGATTTTAAAGGCACATGGCGAACACGTAATTACAACACCGCCTACGTGGAAGCATTCGAGAAAGATTTATGGAGCGGCGATATTGACGGTTACTCGTTTTGCTGGGATAAGGATGGAAAGGTAGATGCCGCCGCTAGTAACTTTAAAGGAGAGAGCGAGGGGTTTGATTTAATGGAGCGAATCTCCGAACGGTGGTCCTCAGAGAGAAGTGGAGGTGAGAACGGATGACGCCAGAGTGTAAACCAAATGGATGGCACGAAGTATTTGCAGTACTAGTACTACTAGGAATCCTAGCGGGAGGTATTCAATGCGGCGAAATGATCGGAAATCTTTTGATCCGCCTAATGAATTACTTTTCCACATTCTAACCATAGACCACGTGGAGGCAGAATGGGAAGTGTGGGGGCACACTAAGGAAGAGGCGATTAAAAATTTAAACTCGGGGCACGGATTCAAACGGGTTCTATCCGTTGAGCGGGAGATTATAGGGGAGGTGAAGGAAAATGACGCTGGAAGAGATTGAGGTGAAGATTGAAGAACTTGAGGACCTATGTAGTGACTTAAGGTGGGAAAGAAAGGAACTTGAGAAGGCGATAGTTGAGATTTCGGAGAGACTTTTAGATGTAGGTAGGAAATGGGCGGAATTGAAGGCCCAAAGGCAGGCCCTTTCAGGAGTTGCGCCCCAGGAGTAAAAATTGCTACACTAAAGGGGTATGCCTAAGAAAGTCAAAAAGTTAATAACAGAACGGGACAACCCCGCCCGCGTAACACGAAATGAAGTAACCGTAGCACTCAATAACGCACTTGCGTTTAGTCAGAATTTCCTAGAATCTTATCTCGATGACGCGCAAAGGATGATGAAGGTGGATGGGAATGGGAAGAAGATTAAGGGAATCTCTGCGAGAGCCCTTAGGAGTTATACAACAGAATTGGTGAAGCCACTTTTAGAGATGGTTGAGGAGAGGTTGATTTTGAAGGAAGAACTGATCGTAGCTCTGGTGGCCGCTGCGATGATGGTTAACCAGAAGGAGATTTAAATTCTAAAGGAATATGACAAAAGATGACGTAGACAAACTTATTGGCTATTTTCGACGCCCATTTCCAAAACAATCCTATTTCATAACCAGCATCTCAGATGGTATTGCAGAGGAGTTGGAATTAGAGCCTGGGCTGTATGAACTTGTACTAGAAGAAAAGGAAGACTAGACAAAGGTGAAAAAATTTGTTGCCCTCTTCGACATCCACTTTGGATGGGAGAAGCAATACGATGTTAACAGCGGGAAATTCAAGGAGAAACCAACACATGACCTAAAGTTTTTGGCGAAAATCGCCCACTTCATTTCTGACTTTCGCCCGGACTATTGCATCCTTGGCGGGGATCAATTCAACTTCGATGCACTTCGTAATAACCGAAGGGGCCAAGCGGAGGGGTTAGCGAAGGGGGAAGGGGACATCCAGCGCACTTATAATGTGGCGCGGGATAACCTATTTACTCCTTTAGGTCGCTATCCATGGATGAAAAAAATCGTCATCCGAGGGAACCATGACCAAAGACTTGAGCGTTATATCAGGAATAATCCTGAGTGGTCCGGCCTCATTGAACCACAACAGTATTGCAATTTGGTTACAGAAGATTGGAAATTCCTCAACTATGGGGATATCTTCAAATTAGGGAAACTCCACTTCCTACACGGGGAGCAACTTAAATGTAGCGCGGTGGATTCCGCAAAGAGAGCGGCTCTTCGTTACTACAAGAATGTTCGCTTCGGCCATTTCCACACCTATGCAGCCGCCACGATGTACTCCGCAATAGATGAGGAAGTGAAAACTGCCATATCAGTTCCGTGTTGTTGTGTGCGGGATATGGATTGGATGGGGAAGGCACCCAACACGTGGATTCAAGGGTTTAATTATGGGTATATTTTCCCCAATGGTTCGTTTCAGGATTATGTGGTGATAAGGGGAAGAGATTCTTTTGTGGCGGAAGGGAAGGAGTATTAAATGTGTGACTTTGCAGATGCCTTGTTTAAAAGGTGTATGGCCGTAACCATAGTTGGCCTAACAGTGGTGGTAATCTGTTATGCGAGAGTAATGTTAACTACTATGTGGAAAGAAAGGTGGTTTAGGAAAGATGGAAAAATTTAATGCCTACCTCTCAGTGGCACTGTTTGTTCTGATGAGTTTTCTCGCTTACAAGGTGGGCTCCTTAGAGGTGCGGCTCGACCAAACAAACGGTGTCGTAAGGGATGTTGTGAATTTTATTAATAAACCCCCACAAGTGCCCCCATCGGCGGGAAAATAGGATAAGGAAAACCAAATGGCAAAACAGAAGGATGTCACAATTGTAGTGGCGGATGACTGGGAGGGATTGTATGTTGACGGCAAGCTGATTTGCGAGGATTCAGCATTACTGCATTTCGCTGATCTACTAAGCGCGGTACGCATCAAATATGATGAAGTTGATTGTGACGAAGATTGGTTTTTTGACTACGGTGGAAGACTGCCAGATAAGCTAGAAGATGTAGTTTTGTACGGGACAAAGAAAGGTAATGAGAATGACTAAAGAACAATTTGACGAAAGTTTAGCGAAGAAAGCCGCCTCAGTTCTTCGCCTTCTACGTGAAAAGGGAGTGGGATATAACCCCACTCTAGGGACCCCCGAATACGATCCGTTTTATAACTACGGATTGTCCTCAGAACTGGTGGGCATCACCCAGGAACAATCCATGATGGCGAGAATGGGGGAGAAGATCATCCGTTTACGGAATATCCTCACAAACCCCGAACGGGCGGGCAAGGAATCCATTGATGAGACTTGTTCTGACATCGTGGGTATTGCCTTGCTGGTGTGGGCTTCCACAGAAACTTTAAGTGAAGAAATTGAAGGCTCTTTGGTTCCCCCCGAGTTACCCCCATTTAGCGAAAAATTAACCGAGGGAAACGGAGTACTTTCAACCCTGGTGAATTGGGCGAAAAAGTAAAAGATTAACAAGTGTTAATTTTTGATGAAAGGGGGTATTTTGGCGGAAAAGAAGAAGTGGCCCCAAAAGCTCGCCGAGTTACTTGATAAGACTTTTGAGAGAAATCAATTTTGGATCGAACCGGGAATCCTACCCAAGGGAGGCACAATGCTTTTCGGCGGTGCAGCAGCCATCGGGAAGAGCTTTGTGCTCCTTGAAATAGCAAGAGCGCTAGCAACCGGAACTCGTCCATTTGATTCCTCTCTCTTCAGTGTCCCACAGAAGGCGAAGGTTTTAGTAATCGAGCAAGAACTCGGGGAGCGGGAATTACAAGAAAGATCATCACAAACATTCGCAAGACATAAGCCACTACAATACTCAGAAAATCTATACTACCTAAGCAAAGTACCTGAAATGCAACTAAACGAAGCGGAGGGGGCCAAGTATCTACATGAGGCGATTGGTAAAGTGGAGCCGAATATAGTAATGCTCGACCCCATTTCGATGTTTCACCACTATGATGAGAATTCAAATTCTGAAATAGGAGAACTCTTTCGTAGACTAGAAAAAATAAAAGAATCTTACGCGAACTTAGATTTATCCTTCATCATCACCCATCACTTCAGGAAGCCATCTACTTCAACATGGAATAAGCCCGATCCGCTTTCACCCTATAACTTCAGTGGCTCCCAGAGGTGGTTCAATACCCCCGATACGCGAGTTACGTTTAACCGAACAAAGAACCTCGCGGATGGGAGTGGATGGTTTTTGGAATCGAGGTGGATTCCACGAATGGGAAAGCAGCTTGAGGACATCACGTTTTTGATTACCCCAAATAACGAAGAAGCCCAAGTGAGAATTCATTCGGGAGGTGGGGATAAAGACGGAGTGGAGAGTAAAAAACCCCTCCCGATGGTGGCCCGTAAGACGGTAAAGAGAGAGGAGGATATAGATTAAACAAAGCCCCCAAGGGAAGAGATTCCTAAGGGGGCTTTTTAATTTTTAAAATGGAGGGGAAACAATCTTCCACTTAGACTTGTCTTTTCGTTCTTCCTCATAGCGACGTTTGAGTTTATCCATAATACTCTCTTCCTTAGCTTCCTTTGGAATAACATCCGCTTCCTTTTCTGCTTTCGTAGGAGTCGTATCCCCCAATCTGCGGATACTGATTGGAAGGGCTTCTAGTGGCACTCCTTTTCGCTCCAATGCGGCCCCAATGATATCATCAGGATCTAAATCTGAAAATTTAAATCGTTTTGCAATTTGGGCGCGATCTTTAATTTTCCCATTCGCATATTCCGCTTTCGCGTCCTTGATTGTGTTGCTTAGTGAGCTAACGCGGGGGGCCACATAATCCCCCACTAAAGTCCCAATAACTTCCGTGTCCTTAGGAGTATATCCCTTACGAAGTAGATACCCCTCCATCTTCTTAGTAATCGCCATTGTTAACATCGTCGTAAGGGCAACGGTGGGGGCATCAGTTCCACGAGGAAGCATAGTTTTAATACGATCCATTTCCTGTCCTAACGCTTGCAAACCAGTGGCGTCTTTTTGGATATCAAATCCAAGAGAGGACATGAAGTTTTTAAACTGCGTTCGGAACTGCATCGTTTTTTCATCTTGCCCCATTCCTGGAAACATTCTACGGAGTTCGTAGTCGGTATCGTCCCCATCGATTCCTAGAATGAATCCTTTTAGATTCTTGGGCGCGATAGCATCCACAGCACGATAGGCTTTTGCTCCCAAAGAATTGCCCACGGAAAAGACCTTATCTAAGGTACCATCAACAGCGGCTTCCATCATCATAGAGGTAGCTCCATCAAGTTTATTGCGAAGATTTGATGCGAGTTCTTGCTGTTTACGTGATTCGCTTCCCCCACCAGTTCCCTCAAAACCTTTTGCCGCACGGGGGTTCCAGTCAATTTTATAACGCTTCCCTAGGAGGATATCTTTACGATCTTCTTCTGAGATTTTTGGATTAAGCGCCGCACTAGCCCGCATTGCATTAGAATTTGCGTCCTGAGTATTTGTGAGAGCTTGATTCACAATACTCTGTGGTTTCGTCGCTTTATTTTGTGTAACTGTTTTTGCGGCGCTACGTAGGGTTTCCACTGGATTAGCCGTCGTAGTTTGTGTTGTCGCCACTGAAGGGCTACTTAGCATTCCTGTTAAGAATTTAATAGGATCAATCGCAGGTGCGCCTCCACGCGTGGTAGTAGAGGTAACTGGTGCGCCCCGGACTTCCACATCATTCCCATTCGCATCCTTCGTCCAATGGATATTAGGCCGAGTAGTGGAGGAAGTTTGCCCTCCTTGAGGCTTGAACATGTTCCCAACAGCTTGCCGAAACATCGCATTTTCTCGCCCCTTGGCTTCCATTTGGGCGGCTTTCTCTGGGTCAGTCTTACGGAGATTTTCAATGACTGCGGCCCAAGCGTTATCTTGCCCCACACCAAAGGGAACGAAGTATTGGTTTTGTTTGCTCTTGAGCGCCGCCTCTTGATCTAAGACATTCCCGCGTTTAGAATTTAAATCAATCCCGCTTTGCGTTCGAGCGGCCTCAAGAAACGCCTTCAGTTGACCAAGATTTGATTGCTGCGTGATCTTAGCCTCATCTCCCGCGAGTTTTCCCGCCTCAGTTGTGGCCTTGATATTCTGATCCCCTCTCTTGAGAGAAAGTACATTCTGGGCCGCCATCGCGCGTTGAATCTCGCTCCCTTGGTCCTTAAGGAGATTATCAAGTCCGTTCCGAGCCTGAGTTTGAATCGTCTCCGCAATTTTACGATCTCTTCCCGCGCCGTCGCCTAAAGCGTAATCTAGGTTACGGAAGAAATTGCCAATCTTAGATTTTCCCGCGCGATCTTCGGCCTTGAATTCCTTCGCCATTTGCCCCGGAGTTCGCTCTACGATCATATCAGCGAGAGGGTCTGTGGGGTCAATGGTTTTCTTATAAAGGAGCCCCGTTAGGTATTGAAGCGCGTCGTTTCGGTTATCAAGATTTGAAGTGAGGCGTTTTTTGTACGAAGCGATTTCCTCAGGGGAAAGATTCATCGCCTCGGGTTGGGAGGAGGAGCCCATCTCACTTAATCGTTTCCGATGTTCCGCAAGTTGGGACATGAGAAGTTCTTGAGCTTTGCGTTGCTCCTCTTGTTGTTTAAGAATCTGTTCTAAATCAATTGGCATCGCTTAGCGTCCTCCAAACAAGCCCGCGTAGTTACCCATCAATCCTTGCGCCCCGAGAAGGTAATTTCCCATCAAATCTAAAACCCCCGTGTATGGTGCGGTTCCGAGTTGCCAGGATTGGTTGTTTGCCGTTAACCCACCCGCAAGGTTTTTCAAATAATCATTAAACGAAGTGTTCATCAAAGTGCGGTTATTAAGATCGTTATTCGCAAATCCTAGGGCGGTATTTCCATAGTTATCAACCGCACCTTGACGAGTTTGGGCGAGGTTTGCCCCGATTTGTCCCATACCAAGTCCATAAGCCTGCTGATCTTTTAGGACATTTCCCGCACTATCAAGAAATCCTCTCATGTTCGTGAGCCCCTGATTCGTCATATTCGCCCCAAGGCCCATTCTTGCGGTGGCGTCATCCGTTGTCGTCTTAAATATATTTGCATAGTTCGCGAGACGATCATTCGCAATTCCCAAGGCACCCGTTGAGATACCGAGAGCCTTATTCATGTTATCGATGGCGGAATTGTAACCCGTCATTCCAGCATTCATACCCCCCATTCCGGTGCTCATGATATCTGCCCCCGCTCCCATTCCTGCGCCAAAACGTGAGGCGGCATTGTTTCCCGCACTATTCACAAGGGAGGTATAGTTATCCATCATGTTATTCCCCCGTGAAGTGATTTGCCCCGAAGCATCCCCAAGCGCACCGAGAACACTTGTCATTGCGTTATTCCGCTGTGTTCCGTATTGGCCGAGTTGACCGAGGGCATCCGAAGCGGCCCCCAAGTTGGCGTTGTATTGCTGCTGACCCCTACCAGCGGCGGCACTCATCGCATCTAAGTAGTTCTTTTGCGACGCCGAATTTGCGTTCATAATATCCGCAAGTGATCCCAAACCCGCAACTTGGGATTGAACATTCTGCCCCCGTTGTGTTGTGGCGCTTCCCATCAATCCACCAAAGATTGAGGCCGCCAATTCTGCGAGTCCTTTATTATTCTGAGCATTCGCAATTTGAGCCTGGAGAGATCGACCCGCTGCGGAATCCGCGAGTTGAGCGTTCGCAGTTGAGGCCCGTAAAGCATTCTCAGAATCCGCGATATTCATGTTGCCAAAAATTTGCTCCCTTCCCAGTTTGATCTGAGCAAGAGCTTTCGCCAAATCGCTTTGCTGCCCACTCCGCGCAAGTTTCATCTCGGAGTTCTTCATCAGCGCATCCTGAACGCTCTTCGCTTGGAGGGCCATCGCTTCATCGGCAAAGGATTTGATTGCAGAATCCGCGTTCCCAGAGGCAATCGTAGGTGCTGGACCGTTGAGTTTTTGCGCCCGCTGTTGTGCCGCCAAAGCCGCTTGTCTCGCCGCTGTTCCGGCGTTATCTCGCGCAAAACTCATCACTTCCTGATCGCCCATCAATGGATTCTTTTCGAACTCCGCGAGAGCCTTTTCTAAAGAGGCTTGAATTTGGGGATCAACGGGGCCTAAATCACGGCTCATAGGACTATAACTAACCGAGCCCCCACCGCCACCACCAGCGGAGATAGAATTCATAAACCCACCCCCACCACTCATCAATTGGCTCATGAGATCATTACCCTGTGAGGCGAACTGGGAGAACCACGGAGCGAGGGCGTTGATATCCTGTCCCGCCGCACCTTGGGCAAGATCCATATTTTCCGCAAAACCAGGAGCGTTTCCAAATGCGCCCAAAGAGGAGGCATTGATAATTCCTTGATCGTTCGCGGAGATATTGGGGCGATTCAAAAAGTTCGCTAAGGTTGCCTGTGTAGTATCAAAACCCTGCTGAGTAAAGGGATTATTCATCAGCCCATTAACAGCTTGTTGCCCCGTCGCACCAAGGACACTCATGGGATCTTGGGCAAAGAAATCCCGCATCCCATTAATCCCCGCCATTCCGGTTTGGAACTGCTGCTGACCGTTGGGATCATATCCCCCACTGGACATCATTTGACGAATAAGGTCTTGGCCAAAACCAAGAGTCTGCTGTCCGGTTTGAGTTAGGTTATCTGCCCTTTTGATCCCCCCTTGTGCAGCGTCCCTATTAGCAAAACCAGCATCGTAGAGATTTTGGGTGTTCCCATCCATTCCTCCGTTACGGATGAAATACCCCGCTACATCGGCGGCATTTTGCGTATACGGGGTCATTCCCCCGTTTTGCATCATGTAGCCTCCGATATCGAGGAGATTAGCAATGTAAGGATTCGCGGTTGAACCGTGGCCCATCAGGGTATCGAATAACCCTTGAGAATTCGGTGTGGAGCCCCCATTTTGCGCAATCCCTAGAGCGGAGGTGATAGCGTCATTGAGTTGTCCTCCATTCTGCTCAAGTTGACTCCGTAAAAACTGGAGTGTTGGGTTTTGCGAAGGGTCAGCGGCGGTGTTGATTTTGTCGAAATTCGAGCGATAATCCCCGATGCCGCTGTAGAGCATATCAAGGAGGCCGCTAGATTTGCCTTCGTAGTCCTTGGATTTATCAAGGTACTCTAATAGCAATTGCTGAAACGCATTCGCCATATACCCATCAGGTAAGGCGTTATCGTTTACATAATCAAGGAGATTATTCCCCGCATTGAGGCGATCTTGGCGGGATTTGTTAAATTGTGAATTCTGGAGAATACTCCCGAGAATACTCCCGACTTGGCCGATTCCAGCGCCTACAAGTGGTCCAGCTAACATTAGATAAAAATCTCCTTATTCTATTTTATCACCAAAATAACAGTCCCGGCACATACCGAAGAACGGAAGAAACTCCCCTTCGTTTTGGGGAAAGTTTTGCTCCAAAATATCCTCCTGAGAATAGGTGACACGGGAGGTTTCTTCACACTTCTTACACATGAACCGACGAGTTACAATTGCCATTGAGAGGCTCCTTTTTAATTAGTAAATTCTCCACCATTGGTTCCCCCGGTGATCGCCCACTATCGTATAACTAATGAAAGGCGCGGAGGAGATGAAGGACGCGAAATTATCAATATTCTCACTCCCCCCGATGGTGATTGAATTCGCATCGGTGGAGATTTTTTTAAAATTTAAAACCGACCCATCAGGGAAGGCTTTGACAGGGGGAAGAGTTGCAACTACACCCCCAGATGTGGTATCGAGAAAATAAGTAACCCCACCTATTGTGGGCACCTCGAAGGAGGCGGTATAGGTGGCGATTTTTGAACCAAGGGGCACAACAGTGGTGGCTACGCTTGATTGGAAATCTTTAAGGGAGACCACTCCCGAGGAATGGAGAGTTCCCACGGTGATAACCACAGGCATTCTCTGAGAGGCGGGAACAAAGATTTCCCCCGGAGAGGTATCGAATATCACCGGGGCACTATAGCGAATAAGCGTAGAGAGGTTGATGTCGTTTATATTTTGAAGCGATGAGATGCGGTTAAAATCCGCAGAGGCCCACACTTGAACCTGAACACGATCAAGAACCTCAAGAGTTTCATCATTCCATGTTAGCGTGAGTTGTGCCCCACCGATAACCGATGTATTCCGTGCGAGAGTTAACCCTGTGACATTTGGTAATCGTCTTCCTGCTCCAGGTTGAGGGAGAATCCCCCCGCCCTCAAAGGATTTATTCTGATTCAAAAGACGGTCAAAATCACTCCCAGGAGTTTGCACTAGGGGGGTTCTATTCGCCTCGTGTTCGACTTGTTTAAGCCGCTCATCGATTTTCTTCACATACTGTGTGAGGCGATCCTCGATGGAATTCATCACTGACGAAGGAGAGCGCATTTAAATTTTAAACCTCCGTTGCTGTGTAGTGGGGCTCGAATTCAACCACGAATCCATAGTATTCCGTATACTTTCCAGCTTCGCCAGAGAGAGTAAGGATGACCCGATAGACATCTTTATCAATCGTAAAGACACTAATAGTATACGTGCCCGGATCTGCGAAATCGATTCGCGGGGGGTCCTCAGCGGTGGGTTGTGTGGCGGCACCGCTATTATCGCAAGATATGGTAACAACAGGATCACTAAAGGTTCCCCCAATGGGATAGGTGAAGGTGAAAACCCTCGTGGCTTTTGTGTCCCTCGTGGGGCGATTGAAGGTATTAACGTGATTCCCTGGGGGGATTCGAATCGGCATCGTTATTAACGAATACGTGATGTTCGAGGATGATCCTGTGGCAAGGAGATCCGTTGGGGCATAGAACGTATTCTCTTGTAGCTGCGCAACGATGGAATTCGAGAGATTCGTATTACCTATGAAAACCCCCGTTAAAACGGGATTATACGATTCAAAGGCCCCAAACGCACAGGGCAACCCCCCGATGGACCATTTTGAAATCCAAACAGGGCGGCGTTTCTCGCGCGAAATCCCCACGTCGTAAACGTAGATATCCGTGGAGGTGGGGGAAGGGACGCCAGTACACGCGAGGTAGAGGAATTCTTTGGTGGCGTTTTTGTAGAAATAAAGGGATAAATCCGAGGATTGGGAAAATCCAGAGTTAAACGCGATTGCGTCAGAGATTCGAGTGAGGGTGGACCCGTTATCCGTGATGGTATAGATGGCCCCAGAGGTGGCGATGAAAGCGATTTGACCGTTACTGCTTTGTGCGGCGGCATTAAGGTTTGTTAATTTGGCCCCGATGTCAAACGCCTTCGTTACGTAAAACGAATCCTTGGTGAACCCGAACATTCGGTAGATGTTTTTTGTGGTGAAAATCCAAAGAGATTCATTATCGCTCGTAAGCGCGGTGATAACATCATTGAACGCGATGTAATTGGCCCCCGTTGATGACAAATCTGTGGCGAAAGATTCTTCTGGAATTCCGCACCGAGTCTCTTCGCTTGAGGAATAGTAGAGATAGTTTCCTACGGAGAAGAAAATCCTTCGCACATGAGTTGTCATCGCATAAGATTGCGGTGATGGGTCATCTACACCAATGACTTGCGGTGGAACTACTGTGGGTGGAGGGGAATTTGAGGTAAGGGTGGCCGCAAAGGTTGAAGTATCCAGTTTGTCATTTGGAACTGGATCATTATATGTAGTTGATGTACCTCCGGTGCCAAAGGAATCGTCGTAGTAAGTGAATGGACCCGCACCGGGATTAGCGATTTCCTCCAGGAGATAAAACGATTGGCCCCCATCCGTGGATCGATATACTTGAATCGTCGGAATATTCGTGGTGTCCGCGTCCCCTTGAAGAATAACTTTAGGAACCTGATCGATAATAGGCCCCGAAGTAGAGGGCATCAAATCAGGATTCCTTTGAATATCCGCTCGGTTTGAAATGGCCCCCGTTATGGATTTAAACGCATAGGAATAAGACCATCCAATTTTCACATCAACAATATGATCTGATGTGCCCCAATCGTAGTAAAAAACCGCCTCTAACGCCTGATGAACCGCCGCAGTTGTCCCACTATACGCCCTCGTAACCGTAAACGTTGTGGCCCCCTTTGCGGTCACATTCATCCTTTCGGAACCCACCCAGATTGGAAATGGAGCCGCAGGGAAAGCAGTCGTGGAGGTTACATTCAATGTCGTAGCGGTAGCAGTGACATCCGCTGTTAGCTTTGTAACTTGGCCACTTAGTTGTGCGGGAGTATCGGGACCCAAAAGGCCCCAAGGTTTAATCTGAATCGTCCCTGATGTCCCATCGAGAATTACAGTTCCAAGTTTTTCCCCACTCAATGTGGAGGGGAAACTTTTCACATAAGCGAGCCCCTTTGAAAACGCTATCATGTGGGGCCGCGTTGAGGTGTTACAAGCGCGAAGTGTGGAAACCGCATTCCACGCCACACCCCCCGCGCTAATCCAGTAGAGAAGAAAATACCCCGTGGCTTGATCTTGCGCAGAGGCGATCATATAAGAATAAACACTCGTGGATGCGGGAGAGAATGTCTCATAGACCCAGAGTTTCTTAACCTGCCCCCCTACGAAGGTATCACCGATTTTTAATGAAAACCCAAACCGGGTTCGTAGGGAGCGCTTCTCTGTGAGGGTGAAATTTGTTGAAGAAAGGAAATGCTCCGCAGAATCATCCACATAAGAGGCGTTCTCCCACATCCCGCAATCAGGGGGGATTAATTCATAACTGTCATAGCGAGATTCTTTTGCCACTTCGTTTCCTTAAGTCCAGTAACTATATGGAGTGAAGAAAGAGGGCTTTCTCGTATCCGTCGCTGGAGGAGTTGTCCCCGTTGAGGGGGTAAATGGGGCGGGAGTAGTAGTCGTACTAGGAGTACTACCGAGCCCCGCAGTACCGTCCCCACCGCCGTAAATCGAGGGAACACTATTTAATGAGTTCGCTTGCGTGGTGGTATTTTTCGCCATATCCGCTTGTTGCTGATTTGCGTTTAGCGTATCAGATGCAGAAGGTGTCCAGCGCTCCATAGAGAGTGAGGGACCTCCCGCACCACCAGGGGATACGGATTGACTATAGAGAGAACCGCTTCCTGTTCCGGTTGATGGGGGACCACCTTCGCCACCAGGGAATTTATAGGAATCCAAAAGTTTAAAGATGGGGTTCCCTTCGGAGTTCAAGATTGAGGTGAAAATGTTACCATAGGGGGCTAGATTTGAGTTCGCCCCAATCATCCGCTGATATTGAGGATTATTGAGCGTTTCAAGGATCTTGTTTGCATCAAACCTTGTATCTGGTGCCCCCTTCAAGCGGAGCCCATAAGTTGACGGAAGAGGACCCGTTCCATCCCGATCCTCAAGGAGGTATTGGAAGAACGCGGGGGCCGCATTTTGGGGCTGATAAAAGTCAAGGGATTTCCCTTGGTAAAACTGGCTATTATCCAGCGTGCGCTGATTTCCCCCAAGGATGTCTTGGATCGAAGGGAGGAAGTTTTTCCCTAAAGCGTTATTCACCGTATTGAAATAATTCGTAACCTTTGTGGGATCTCCGATGTCACGAGATAGTTTGTAATCAGGTCCGTATTGAGAACCTAATTGCCCACTTACTCCCCCAATCAATGAACTCACATAATTATACACATCTTGACGCTGAAGAAGTGGGAAGAGTTGATTTATCGATTCTTGGGGCGCAAGAGAAACCCTATCCCCATTCTGTCCCCCCATAAGGAGGTTTCCAAAGCGGCCTAGGGAACTCAAATCCCCAATGTATTTATTTGCATACTTGGGATCATTGAGGGTGCCCACGAGGGTTTTTAAGTCATCAACTTCGCTCCCTGGTAAGGCGTCAAAGAAATTCGCATCAGGAGTTAAAGCGTAGTTCGAGGGCGCGAGTCCTGCGGTACCATCTGGATCAAGCCATTGCCATTTAAACCCTTGCGGCGCGGCACTACCGGGGATAAAAGGAAGCCCATCACGTGAAGTTACATTCGCGAAATTTGCGGGGTTAAACGTGGGATTCGCGGCTTGATTCATCTGCAATTCAGCCATCCCAGGAAGATTCATCGCTCTCCGCATTTCATCCGTAATCGAAGGGGCGTATTGGTATTGATTCTGAGAGCGAACGTATGCGTCAATGGCGTCAAGATATCTTTGACGATTCGCATCTAAAGCCGGTAACTGGGGCGTAGTTGGCGTAGAAGGTGTAACTGGAGGAGTTGTCGGAGTAGTGGGCGAACCCGAGGGTGTGGTGGGTGTTGAAGGGGACCCACTTGGGGGTGGTGTTCCGGGAGTTTGAGTTTGATTAGGCCCGCCTGAGGGGTTGTTGTGGTAATTGATTTGTGAAACCGAAAGGGGGCTTCCCATAACTCCAATTCCATACTTTTCCGCCGCGTTTGCCACATCCGCAGAGGGAATCTGGAAATGCCCATAAGTGCCATTCTTGACCCCGTAAACGATATCATATCCCGCACGAGGAGTCCATTGAGAACCCGTGGGGAGAAACATCGCGCCGGGGTTAGTATTAATCGAAGTATTCGGGGTGTAGGTTACGGAATTATTCGCAAGCCCAGTGGGGATTTGAGAGAAGAGATCCGAGAGAGGGGAAACCGTTCCTTGGGGAAGAAAAGGACCTGTGGTGGGGCCACCAAAAGGCGAAGAGGTACTAGGAGTACTAGAACCCTGCTCAGAGCCGCCAAAACCAAAGAGTGACAGGAGTGGATCGTAATTTCCCGTGGTTGCCATTTATTTTACAAAAATCCCTTCTTTACTATTATCTCATCCCCTTTAGTGGAAAAATAATCCCCGGAGGAACCTTCCACCTCAAGGGCACTTTGTACTTAGGGGAAATATAATCCCCAATCGCCGCCCGAGCGACCAAGAAGGGATTCACTGGGGGCGATTTGGGGGTCACCTTGGTCGATTCCTTCATTCTTTGCTTCCTCCATTATCGAATTCACTGCGATCTGGTATTGGACTTTCGCTTTCTCATAATCTCCAACTGTGGCGAGATAAATGTAACGAAGCGCGTCCACCCACATTTGAATCTGAGTATCGTAGTCTCCGTTATCACTGGAGGGAATCTCTAAAGACTGATAGTTCTCACGGGTGATTAATGGGGGAAAGGTTTTGTAGGTGGCCTTTATCATGTAATCTGGGGCGCAATAGCTTCCGCCTGGACGGGGCCATAGTCGTAACACACGAGAGGAACTGTTGAATGAAATCTGTTGGGGGTAACCAAGGAGATTCGTTGGGTCAAGTTCTCTTCGGGGATCTAATTTATTAACAATGGGAACCCCATTTTCGTTCCAACTCACACACTGGGCGCGAAGGATTTTTTCAAGATCATCAGGAACCACCACAATGGGCCTCCCGTAATCTTGTTCATATGGGATTAACCAAAAGGGGCTTAAATGCGCCATCGTAAAGCGCCAATCGAATTTTTTCCAAATGAGATTCTGGGTTGCGTTGAGAACATAGAGCCCCCTTGAGTCCTCAATTGTTCTCGCGGTACCGATATTTGCGATTTGGTAAAGTTCAGCGAAAGTGTAAGCCATCTTACATTACCTCGTTTCACCACTAGCCTCTGCGTAAACATCCCACTCATATGGGAAGGTTTCGCAAGCGGTCATTTCTTTAACTAGATATTCATAATTCGCAAGTTCCCCACCCATCTTCACATTCCTTTTATCATCCGTTGTGATATCAAACCCTCTAGCGTCATCTGCGTATTTGTAGGCATTTATCAGCACCGCACTCTTATAGACGTGAAACCACCGATCATCCATCACAAGACATGCGGTCCCAGAGTTTGAGGAGGTAATCTTGGGGGGAGATTTTTTGTAAAACGTAATCACATACTGTGCGTTTGTGGGGAGAGTTGCGGGGGGTTGGGGGTAAACTCGTAGATACGACTCCCCAGGAATCGCTGCGACGCTGATTAATTGCCCCACCCTCTGTGGATCTTCTGGGAGTTCGGGGTCGATGTAAAGGGGTTTGTAAATCTTGTCACTATCGTACAGGATTGCCTTATACAACGTGGAGAAGTCATTTGGATAACTCACTCCGTAGGTAACCGTCGAAGGTTGAACCGTCGTAGTGGAGAGGTAACCCACAGTCCAAGACCAAGCCCTTGCGTTCCACAAGCGAGAACATGCCTCATCAAGAATTTGATACTTTACATCTTGGAGGCGCATCCCTTTAATCATGGTCTTTGCGTAATCGAATGCTTCGTCTGGAGTGTAGGTTACGGCCATTTTATTTACCTTTTATCTTAGTAGTTCTTAGGGCCACCAAAGAAATCGCTATCACTTCGTAGGTGTTGAGGGATCTTATCGATAGAATCATATTCTTTGAGGCAAATTTGACAAAATGCGAGAAACCCCCGGATGTGTTGTCCATCCTCAGTCTTCCGCGATCCTAGCCACTGCCCACGGATAAAAGAAACATCCTTGGCACAATGGGGGCAATGATCCTGTTTCCAGGCTTTCTCTTCCGCCGCTTGCTTCGCTACTTCTACTTCTCGGAGGATTTGGGCTTTGCGGCGCTTTTGTGCGGCCTCAAAATCCGCTTCTGCCTTTTCGGCTTCCGCCTCCTCCTTAAGTAAACGCCGCAATTGGGCCGCTTTTAACTGCGCCTCAATGTCATTCGGATTAACCTGCTGATTATTCGTATTCGCCATCTTCTTCACTTTCGTTTAAAATTTATACCCCGTATCACTGCGATGGAGGGAACCCCATGACGCGCGCGAGGATTTTCCAAAAACCTTCTCCACCTCCTCAGGCGTTGCAAGCCCGAGTTTAACAATTCTCATCAACACAGTTCGGTATCCCCGTGAGGTGGGATCATAAGGGTTTTCCCCGATAGTTTTATAACGATACTTCCACCCTGGGAGGAGCGACCCATCTTTCGCCACGTGTTCTTTAGCCACAGGGTCCCACTTCATTTCGGGCATATCGATTGGCTTTAAAACATTTAACGAAAAGTCCCTCACCTTTTCTTTCTCTACTGTAATAGTAGAGTATTCAGGAAGGAGGGTCTTTCCATAAGCAGACACACTAATGAGGCCCTTTTGAGGGGAATTGAAACACAAACCTTTGAAGAGGGGGTTGATATCCCGAAAAACGTAACTCGCGCCCATGGGGAGTTTCCGAATGAGGCGCTCGAATTTTTCAAAAGGAATCGGCTTCCCCTTTTGGGCTTCACTTACGTTTACGGGGTTATCCGCATCAGCAATGATTAAGCCCTGTTCCTCTTGGGTGATCCAATCTTGAACCTTCTGCTTTTGTGCATCACATTCCGCGAAGAATTTGAGAGTTTTCGCCTTTTCTTCGTCTATAATCCCAACGTGTTTGCGGCCTGCCATTTACTTAATAAATTCCTTCCACAATGTAAAGAGAGTCAAAAGGACGCTATACGCCCCAATGCCCCCCATCAAGTACTTCTCAACATTCCTTAACCGATTTTCATGATCCTTTAACATCTCTTGTTGCCCATCAACAACGGACTCCAATTTTTCGATCAATCTATCAAACTCTTCTCTTATCACCGTTGTTAGATTTTCCATTTCTCTAATCTCTTTAGTTAACATCTGGTGGATCACTCCCCACACTTGGCGCGGTTGCGGTAATCGAGGGAGGAGTGAAGGTGTCCGTGGTTACGGTAAAAGTTGCGCTTGGCGTGGAGGTCATCAATTTTTTGTTAACATCACAAAGCCAAGCGACATAAACTGTGTTCGGGGGCACAATATCAGAAGTATAGAATACCTTCGTAGTGTTATCTGCCTTCCCTTGGCGAATTCGGATCATGTAAAACGGGGGGAGTTTCTCCGGTGAGGTGAGGTCCCCAGGTGTTACGCTAGGCCAGTTCTCCTCATCCCTCACTGGAGGGACAACGCCGATAAGGAGCCATCCGTCGAAATTATCCCCATTACTCCAGGTAAAGAGATCGGATTGTGAAACGGTGGATTTCCTAGGGGCGCTCATTTTCGCTTACTCCTTCCCCCGTAAAGCGTTCATGCGTTCTCGTGTGTAAATTTTCGCTCTTTGTTTTTCCTCATACGATAAATCCGCAAGTGAGGGGGAAATGAGGTGCGCCTCTGAGGGGAGATTGTTATAAATCCGTTGGAGATCCTTTAGGTCCTCTGAGTTATCGATAATTTGGAACAAACTTGCGAACATAAATCTCCCTACTACTATTTTACACCAATCGGGATGGTGGAAATTAGCTTGCCGTCTTCGGCTTGGGCGGGTTTAAAATTTGAACGATCTGGCTGATAGTCATCAATGGAGAGTAGTTGCTGAACCAGATGATGAGTTTGTACCTTGGGGGCCACATAAACCGGGATGTTTAATTTTTTACATCGCAGACAAAACGAATAATCCTCACTTAGCCCCCCAATAGTATCGAAAGGAGCCTCCTTGAGTTCATCTGCGATTCGATCAAAAACAACACGATCTATTAATAATCCTCCCCCACCCACTGCGCCCACAGGAAAAGCGTCCACATCTCTAGGAAAATCATGAATAGGTAAGAGATGATCGTGTTCGTCCCATAGTCCCATAACAGGTCCGAAGGGGGCATTCTTATATTGGTATATGCAGGAAATAACTTGTGCCCCAATCTTCTCCTTTATATTCATCAACCTAACAAGGGTGTCAGGTGCGAAGGCATGGTCACAATCGCTCATAAAAATAAAGTCGCCTTTCATGTTCTGTGCGAGAGTATTGCGCCCCAAAATATGCCAGGAACATTGAGCCTTATCCAAATGAATGTATTCCCCCGGTTTACATTTTTGTATATGGGTATAGTAAACCATGTCCAAGTACGAATCGCTCCACTTACTGTAGGTTACATCAGCCCACATACGAGCGATTGTACCAATAGGTTTTAAAACTTCAAGTGACATTACTTTAACCACCCTTCATACTGCGCCACAACTCGGTCCCAGTCAAAGGTATCTCGGGCATCCTGCATCATTTCGTTTCTCCATTCCACTTGAGGATTTTTAATAAGATCACAAACTTTCTGACACATCAATGAGCGGGTGAGGGGGTCATTTTGAGGAATAGTTGGATAGCCAAAGCCGTGGAATACGTTTTGCTCTAGCGCCCAGTAGCGCGTGAAAACCGGAATGCATCCCATCGCCTGAGCTTCCATAGAAACACAGCACGAGGTTTCTGGCCAATCTGTTGGATACCACCAGATGTTAGAGGACAGATATTCCCTAAACAATTGATCCTGCCCAATGCGACCTAAGAAATTAACTCCAGGCTGAGACATGAGCCGCTCGATTTCCTCTTTCATCGGAACAAACCAAGCATTTCCTCCCTGTAACTCTAAAATCTTAAGCATATTCGCAAACCCATAGGCCACCGATAGCTCTGCCTCTGGACACTGTTCCCGAATACGAAACCAGTTTTTCAAAACTAATAAAAGCCCTCTATCTGGCGAGGAAGCGTAGATTAATTTGTTTGGATTACGAGGGATGTTTTCTTTTTCAATTCGTAGAATATCATCCACAGGAATGCCGTTTGTCGAGAGAAATGTTTTATCCTTCAACTGCGGATACATTGCCTGAGTGTACTGGACGTGAGTTTTACAGAGACAGATGTAGCGATCAATTTTCGCTAATTGTTCCTCAGTAAATGGATACGATACATCCTGGGCCACGAAAAATATCTGGCTTGATGGGTGAAATTCATTGTTCAAGAATGAGGGATCTCTAAAGACGATCCAGTTCATAGGTTCGGTTTTAGTATCCGCTAGTTTGTGATCTTGCCAAGGTACATTGTGGGGGCCAATTAAAACCCCTCCTGAGGGAACTGGGGAGTAAGAAATTACCTTATGACCCCTCTTACCAAGACGCGAAACGATTTCGATATGACTTCGCTCCGAGCCTCCTATACCTCGGTCCTTTGCGGTCCAATCCCAATTTTCTAGCGTGAAACTTGAGTATACTGCTGTTCGCAATTTATGCTCCTAAAATATCTTTATAGTATTTGGTGCGGTGATCTAGCACCTTGTTAATCCAATTTAAAAATTCAAAATACCCCATGTCGCTCTTGGCAATATTACAGGTGCGACAACAGGGGACACAGTTGGACATGCTGTATCCCTCTTTGGAGTCAATCCTATCTATTCCGTTGTAGATGAAATGCCGAGAGCTATCTTGGCCTTTTTCCTTAGCTACGTTACTAGGAGGATTTCCGCAATAATGGCAAATTTGCTGAGTTAGATCATAATAGTCATCATATGTTAGTTCAAATGGGAGATTTCTGATCTTAGCGGAATGTTTGTAGGAGTAGAAAATAGAATTAATATGAGCTTGTCTTGGGTCGGCTAATTTTGGCTTTTTATGATTCTCGTACTGAGAGCATCCACAGCTTCTATAATATTGAATTCGTTGTGCCGTAGCTAACTTGGTTTTACCACAGTCACATAAGCATTTCCATAGATAGCCCCTGCGAGATTTGTCACCGTCTTTTACATTACTTTTTCCGATAACAACAAGTTTCCCGTATCGGTTTCCGGTAAAATCTTTAAACGTGCGTTTTGCCACTATTACAATTGTAGAAAGAAAAATTCCCTAGAGTCAAGTTTGGTAACCCTAGGGGATTCAATAGGATAGAAAGGAATTAACAGTTGGGCTTAGGCTTTGGCATGGGTTTTGCTGGAGCCTGTTTTGGTTTATGGGAAGACATATTAATCAGCGCTCATCCTTAGGCGGATAACCGCGTTAAAGCCTTTCCCCGCGCTACCCGGCACGGCACTAGCTCCCGACTGCATGGTCCAGTTGATAGCTAGCTGGTCACCCGCCGAAACCGCAGCGCTTGCCTGATTGATCTGGGCGCTCACAATATTAGCGGCGCTCGGGCCAAGGGTACATTGTCGCACCACAAGAGCAGAGGTGGCGACTGGTCCGGTGATAGCAGGAACAGTGCTAAGGACAGAGGCGGAATTCTTACGAAGATCCGCACTTACAGTCCCACTAACGAACCCTGAGGCACTAAGAGCGACGTTAACTACGCTAATGTAAAAATCCACAATGCGCCCATTAGCAGGACAAGTAAACACAGGAACTAGCGTATTGGCCGAAGTGACGTGAACGCTAGATTCGTTAGCTAGAATTGGCAGCACGATTACACGCTCATCATAACCGTAGCCGCGTACTGCATCATTACCGAGGAACAATCTATCTGGCATGGTATATTTTTCTCCTTATTTCCTTTCCTTCTTACAGACCCAACTGTGTGGGAACATCCCAGGTGATATAACGGAAATTCCCGCCGATACCCGAGGGGCCTTCAGTTACGACACCAGCGAAAGTATAACGATAAGAAACGATGGTTCCAATTTCGCCAGTGGGATCGTACAGCGTGGGGCCTCGGGAACTGATGGTGTTAATTTTAAACTTCTGAGTGTTTGGATCGGTTACATCAGAGGGACCCACACCCTCAAGAGAGGTATAACCAACACCATTCTTTGAGAACAGATAAACGCGATAAGTGTTCGGTGAACCGGAAGTAACCGCAACGTTGGTGGTGGTCATGAACCGAACGCCGTTAAAGGTATCCATCGTGTCCTTGCGGGCATTAGCGTTCATGAAGGACTTGGGGACCCCGGTGTACTTGAACATATCAGCGTAACCGTTTGCGGCGGGGTCGTTGATTACGTCAAACCATGTATAAGGGTGCATGATGCACAGGTAGTTGCCGTCATCGAAGGGTAGGAAATCCCGACCTTGGAGACGCGCCACACCACCCCTAATATCTGCCGCAGTGAGGTAGGTATCGAGAGCGGAGATGACGGTGGAGGCGTTGAAATTGTCCATATTCGCCCGCATCACCAAATCGTTGCTTAGCCCCGCCTGATAGCCAAGCAAAGCTGAAGCATTCTCAGCGATAGAATCAATTGCGGTGTCTTGGACGAAGGTGGAGAGGGAGATGAAGGCGGAATACTGAGAGAGATCCGCAGCCACGATTCGGGAACTTATCGTTAGGGACGTTCCAACGGTTCCTTCTCGTGAGGTGGAGGTAGAACCTGCCATGTTATCATAACGGAACCACTGGCAGGTTCGACCAACGCGCTTTGGCATCATATCACTGAAGGCGGGTTCCTTGAATCGGAAAGTCTTCTGTGCGCGATCCAGCCCGACTTTAGAGTAATACGTAGCTACTAGGTGGGCTAACCCAGTGCTCGTGGTTGTCATGCCTACAGGTACGTATGCCATAGTTTAAAAGATATCTCTCTTTCAATTAAAGTATATCATAAGATAAATTACGTAATTACCACGGAGGGATAAGACGTGGTTACGACCTTAAGGATTGCTTGGAGCTTACCCGTGGCTGTGAGATTGGGCATCGCCAAAATCTTCTTAATCTGTTCCACCTTTGCGTCATCGCTCATCTGTGGCGGTTTTGCCATCGCCAAGAATTCCTGATAATCATAGGCGGTTACAGTCTTTCCATCCGGCGAAGGAATGAAAACGAATGACCCATCCTTTACGGGAAAGTCCACGGGTGGAAGGGCGGGATTCCCCGCGATATTAAGCTCTGCGGCCCAATCAGATGGTAGGGAGAGTTTGACCAGATATGGGACACCGTTAGGGAATAAGTAAGCATGCTCCACCAGAGTATTTACAACGGTTAGATTATAGGTTGACGTGAACTTGGGGTTGTTACGGTCAATCGGAGTGAGAAGCAGCTTGGAAGTTGCGTCACCAATGGTTTCTCGGTCGAAAAACTTATACTCTACACCTGTGTTCCAGAAGGCGAAGGGATTCCACACTGGGGCGTTATCTCGCCACAATTTTGTCGCTTTCGCGGGGTTCCGTGGGGCGGGAAGACCAGGGGCCTTTGAGGCGAAATCCGCTTCATCCTTATAAAACGCAAGTCCGTTGGGAATCAAATCGTATTGAGTAAGTGGCATTAAAAGTTACCTCCTGTGGCTTTCATCAAAAAACTCTTGAGATCATCTGGGCTCATATTTGGGGCGAGTCTTTCCGCCATCTCAAGCTGCGAAGGGCTCACTACTGCGTTTTGGGAACCCGTTGTGGAAGGTGGGGGCGGGGGAGCCTGCATGTACTGGGCATAAGGGGAGCGAATTGCGTCGTTGTAATTCCCCTGTTGTGGGGGAGCACCATTCTGAACTCCATTTTGTGCCTGCTGTGCGGCTTGAAGGGCTTGCATTAGCTGCGCTCGTTGCTGTTCTCGGAAGGCGTTTTCGTCGGGGATCAATTTTTGTGAAGCGGCCCAGTTAGCGGCCATTTCCAAGTTTTGCGCGGTGACTGGCATCCTATTTGCCTCACAAATCTTCTCTAAACCCGTCATAATACCGCTCTGCGCGTATAGAGGGTGCGCCATTGTAAAGCGTTGAGTTTCGAGGGCTTTTTCTAACTGATCGATTCGTGCGAATTTACTCGCAAGAGCCTTTTCCAAGGTTCCATTCGGATCACTCACGAGGTTTTGGACGAATTCCATGGGGTCATTTCCGCCCCGTGGTTCTGGAGTAGGTGGAGCCTGTGGAACTTGGGCCGCTTGAATTGCCGCCAACTTTGCCTCATACTGGGACTTTTCCGCCTGATAAGCCTGAGCAATTCCACTCAAGCGCCGATCAACCTCACTCTGCAACTCCTCGGGGGTCTTAACGCTAATTTGTTCATTCCCGAAACGAATGTTAAGCGGAGCCGCCGTAGGAGTAGATGCTGGATCACCTCCTTTAATGTCATACTTGCGCAAAAGCGCGTCAATATCATCTGCCATATTCCCCGTTGAAGTGGGGAGATTTTCTGTGGACATCTTTAAAAAATAAAACCTTTCCTAAATCTAATTATAACTCTGCGCTAGCGGATGAATGTGCCCTTGGTGTCCCCGGAACCATCCGCAATCCAGGGGTGATCGTGGGTATCTCGTTGGAAAAAGGATAGTTGATTTGATTCCGCTACCTTTTGGGAGATATCCTCTTTTAGCTCTTGAATCCCCCGCAGAACCGCATAGGAACCTCGGAGGTTGTTTAAAATTTGAATATCCTCCCCACTTTCGCCCCGAGAACCGAGGGAAACCTCTACGGCGGATTGATGGGTCGTGTTAAGAATTTCCATCAATACTTCATAGCCGGGGGAGTTAAACATTTGGTGGAGGGCGTTTAGTTGCCCTCCGTTGAGTTCGGTCATTTTACAAAAAATCCTTTACTTTCTACTTTTTATCGCCGCGTTTCCGATCCGTTTGAACCGCGCTTCGTTTCGTTCTCACCGATCCCACCTTAGGTTCCTGAGAGGCAAGTTTTAGCTTCTGCTCATGAGATTCCTCAGTGTGACGAAGTGATTGTTGGTTCATAGCGGCTTTCGTTTGAAGATTCATCCCAATCTCCTCGCGTTTTCCTAGTAAGTTCATCTGAGATTCTCGGCCCTTGAGAGCAATCTCCTGCTGCTTACCTCTTAGTTTAGCCTGTTCCATGAACATTTTCAACTGGGCGAGGGCTTGTTTTGCGCGAAGATCGTGGTCCTTCATTTCAATGTCTTTATTTTTTAAAGCCATCTCCATTTCGGTTTCCATTTGCTTCATTTGCATTTCCTCGGGTGAGGGGCCGCTATTTTTCATCTGCGCAATCTGGAGAGCGACTTCATTCTTCTGTTGTTCCCCTTGGGCTTTCATCTGCCCCATTTGGAGCCGCGTTTGAGCCTCAAGTTGTGCCTTTGCCATTTCCCCAGGTTGTTTCGCCTGTTCTGCGGCTTGCTGTTGCTGCTGCATGAATTGCTTCTCCTCGGGGGTTAATGGCCGGATAATTCCATAACGACGGGGGATTCCTGTGGCATCCATGAGCATTTGCATCAATTCGTTAAAATCTACGGTTTGCCCACTTTGATTGAGCATCCCCATCACTTGGCCGTTCATCACATTTTGCGCCACAAACTGATACATTTGTGTGAGGCGATCACGGGAGAGCATTTTTGAAGCCCCACGAGCACGAACACGGGTGTTTTCCTTAAAGGCTTGGGCGGAAATTTGAATAAACTTCGCCTCTTCGGGGTTACGTTCATCTCGGATTACTCCAGGAACGGTGTCCATTGAAGAGAGGTGAATGGAGGAAATCTTGAGGGCCTTCCACACGGAGGGGATGATTCCATAGTTTTCAAAATTATCCACAATAGGATATAAACGAATAGCGCTCCCTTGTAATTGCGAATTCACACCAGAGGCGGTTCGGTTTGCATTCGATGGGGAAGGCATTCCGCTAAGCATGGAGGAAATACCTGTGCGGCGATCAGCGGCGTTTTGAATATACCCAATCTCTTGGAAGATATCCTTCGTGGTGTCTTGAACGTTGACGGCATTGAACTTTTCCGGTTCCTCCATTTGGTACATCGAACCCGGACCCCAGGTTTGCATTTGGGGGGTGAACATAAATCCACGCGGAACAGCCCTGGGAGGAAATAAATTTAACGTAACTTGATCTAGGCGCGCGTTAACGAGGCTTTCCAGATAACGGTGATTGGATTCTTGAACATCCGCAACGCTAAGGGAATATGGTGACCCTGTGTAGACGTAACAAGGAATGAGAACATAAGGGAGGAAACCGTAAATATTGGTGTCCTTGTACATCACTAGTTGCCGCCCAATGACCCAAATTATTTGATTTTGAGTGTAATATTGGAGGACTTCGATGCGCTTTTGAGCGGGCACAGGAGAGTTATCACTTGCGCCAACGGAGTAGTTAATCCCATGTAGCGCTTCTTTGTATTCCTTCCCCCTGTCGCCATCGGTTTTGTTATAGCCTTGGGCTAGGGTCCACAGGATTTCCTTCGATGGGACGTACATCCGTTTGTCACCACGGAACTTCTCGAACTCCTCGATAGTAAGGAATGTGCGCTCGATAATAGCGCGTGAGCGGTCAATGAATGGCCCCGGAGTGGCGGGATCTAAGTAGATATTTCGAGGGTCTTTACGGGTTAAATACGGTAGCTTAAGCGAGGAATTGAATTCCACCTTGAGCACTGCCACCCCGTAAATGAGTTGATCCTTGGCGGCGTTTTTGTACTCCACCTCTGCGCTCATTTGCGTTAACTGGGGGTAATTCCAGGCGTAGTCCATATACGCCCCTTGTGCTCTTGCGGCCCTTGGATCGCCCCCTACGTCGGATTCAACTGAGAAATACTCCGGTTGCGTGAACAGGGATTGACAAAGCATTGCATAAGCAGCTTCAACCTGTTCTCCCACAATTCCAGCCCCAAGGCTAGAGCGCATCAATTTGGTGTTTGGCCAAAAACGGGGCTCCACATAGGCGCAATAGAGCGCATCATTGAGTCTCCACCGACGTTCGGAACTTTGGCGCTCTCGTTCGTAGTAATGGAAATCCTCTAGGACCTGAGTGAGAGCGTAGCTATCCGATAGCTTCTCTGCTGGATCTGTGGAGAGCTTAAGCGGCTCGGAATCAAGTGAAACTTGTTCTACTTCTGGGACAACCCCGAATTCGGGCACTATTAATTACCTTTCTTCTCACCTTTAGCAACGTAAGGGGTTGTGGCGGGGGTCCCATCTGGGTTGTTTTGCGCCATCTTCCACAAAATTAGAGCTTGGAGCGCAAATTTTGCCCCCACAATCACCTCATTCGGGACTTCCCCATTGTCTTTTGCTAGAGTTCCGAGAATTTCAAGTGCGGTGGTGGAGGTAACCGCCTTTCCAACGGTCAATCCGGTGAATTTAAGCCCTTTTCCGAGTTGTTTTAGAAATTTCATGCGCTTACAAAGCTCCTCCACTCTATTTTATCACTTAAATTGAGCGTAGAAACTCTCAAAGAGCGTGTCGGGGGTCAAAATGTTTGTGCAATCCGAGTTTACGGGGTTGGTTTCCATTGGGAGATTACCTGTGGCGACCATAAAAGCCACTTCTGCCCCAGGGTCATCGAAGACATTTACGTAGTAATTGGGCGAAGTAGGCTTTCCCCACTCTTTTCCGTACCATTCACGAGCGTCAAAGATATCTGCGATGGCATCTAAAATGTCATCTGAGGTACTTTTTGGGAATTCTCGAAGTTCTTGAATGAGCCCCTCCCAAGCGGCATCATGAATATAGTCACGAACGAAACGGAGATCCCCCTTTCGATAGGGACTTTGGAGGGTGAGGCGGATTCGTTCCTCTTTTTCCTTGAAAGGATGGCGTTTTGTCCACTTAATGTAAGGTTTATAATTTGAAGGATTTGTTTGCCATTCCCTTTCCAAGGCGACTTTTAAACCACGGGTGAAATTTACATCCTCCATTAAGAGATACGAGGGGCGAAGGTGGTTACAAAGTTTGATGAGAGCCTCTACGCTCTGGTGAGGTTCCCATTTTTCCCGAATAATTTTGTCAACATAGGTACGACCTGCGCGATCGATGGTGGCGTGAACGAAAGCGGTCCAATTTGCGCGTTCCGAAACGGTTTCCGCGAAGTCCACACTCAAAACCGAGAAGGCTTTTATGATTAAATTTTCATACTCGTGTGTGGGAACTATGGCAGGACGAGTGTAGACACCATCTTTTTCAGTGATGGGAAAATCTGGAACCCCTCCTCTGCCGCCAATGGGGCGATTTCTCATCTGAGCACTAAAGTTTGTGGGATCTTCTTTTTCGTTAAGAAGTAATTTCTTAACCGATCCATAGCGGCCCAAGAGATGGGGAGGGAAGGAGGGGATGGGGAGCCCTTTGTCATCCTTCTTATCTGGAAGGTTCAGTTCCTCAGGGAGATACTTTCGTTTTTCTGGATCGAGATCCGGCATGAAAACGCCTCGGCAGTAAACTTCCCACTCAGTTTCCCCGTCTTCACGTAATTGACGTTCTCTGCGGCCCAAGATATCGCCATAAAGATCCCCGAAGTGATATCGGGTTCCCTCTACGTCGATCCAATAACCTAGACCTGTGAGGAGGTATTCCGCTTTGCCGAATTTATCAATAGTCTTCTTACATTGATCTAAGGTTTCTGTATTTTCAGGCTCCACTACGTCTGAGTATTTACAAACTTCAAAGTGGTATCCAGCAAGTCCAGCGTCAAGGGATGCGGCCATAACACTCTTTTCCCGTCGTGTGCCGCTTCGTTTATGCTCAATATCCCAGATGTCGAAATAAGCCTTTGTTCCATAGTCATAGACTTTCTCATCAGGGGGGCACAGTTCGGGGAATAGGGCGCGGAATTTCCCATTGAACTGGAAGTGTTCCTTAATGGCCTTAAGGATTGTTTCCGCCTTTTCAAGTTTGTACTGGAAGATTGCAAGGCACGCTTGGGGGTAATTGATAAGCCATTGAATCCCGTGGCATTCGCAATTGATGGTAGTTTTAAACGATCCACGGTGATCTAGGATTAATCTACGACGCGCCCCCACAAGGTTCTCCATATTCGGAACAACGGGGGTATAATTCCATTCCCCATCTCTATAGACATCGTTTTCCTCAAATTGTCCCTTGGTGGGCTTAGGGAATTTCTGAAGTTTACTAATGAGGGGGCCGTTGAATTCCTCCGAGACATCGGGTTTATTCAACACTGTTGTGGCGAGGTAAAGGAGATTAGTCCTCGCCCTCCACCTTGAAGCCTTTAATTCCGCCCTTTCGCGGGGGGATAACTTTGATAGATCGATGCGATCATTCTTTTTGATCTCATCGAGAAGTTCTTTTGCCATTTAAAATTTAAAACCTTACGGAGTAGTGAGGGTGACCCCATTACGATTATATACCCCCGAGGCGCAAGATACGGTCCAATAATAACGGGTATTGCCGCTAAGTCCTGTGATCGCAACTGTGCGGCTAAGAGCGCCCCCTGAATCGGTTACCGTTGTGGGGGACGACATTGAGGATTTTAAACTCACCGAGACATCGCATGTGGAGGTATCATAAGCGACGTAGCGGAAGGTGAGGGAGGAACCTGAGGGGGTGATGGAGGAGATTTTAAAATTTAAAAACGCGGGAGTTTGGGCCGCATCAGTTGAGACTCCTGCGGTGCTTTGATTCACCTCTGTGACATTTGCTCCGGGGGAGATTCCTAACGTTCCCCATCGTAAATAAGGGCTTGTGTTTTTTAAAGCGTAATCGTTTGAGGAGTAGTTGTTAAAGTCCACATCAGAATACGCAGTAGGGAAGCCACAATTTCCGTTATACGTGGCCCCACTTCCTGTGATTTCATTCGTTGAGGCGGGACAAGGCATCGGAGCAGAGGGGGTATCGTTATTGTATGCAAAGTTCATGATGGAACTTTGTTTAGAATAAACCGTTTTACTCTGATTATTTACAATAACGTTTCTTATTACATTGTATCCAGGAAAGAGGCCGTTTGGAAGCGAATTCCAAAGGAAACCCCCAGAGACATCATTATAGAATCCATAGTCATTCCATGGGAAGATGTTATCTGTTAGGACAAAATTCCCCGGACGATTTCCGGCGACGGAGCCGAATAGATACCCAACTCTGGCTTCGATTGGGGCGCGGGAAATTACAGTGTTTCGAGTGTGGAAGAGATTCGTGCCGATCTCTGGGGACCAAAATAAACCCCCACCCCATTTGGAGCCGATTCCCTCAGCGGCAGGGAGAGTGAAGGGGTCGTCACCGATTTCAGCAAAAACATTATTATTCATCGTAATGTTATTGAATCCAAGGTAGTAATTACCGATTTGGCCCAAGGAAATAAGCCACGGTGCGCGGCGTCCAAAGTTGTTTTGAATAACTACATGGCCTACGGTGGCGGCGGGTTCAAAAGTCAAAACTGCGTCGTTATCTACGAGGTTAAAAAGGAACATCGCGCCGTATTGATTAAACGCCGCTGGTTGCCATGTGTTTTCAAAGTAGTTACCTTCGATCCAAACGCGCCACGCATTTTTGAGTTCAAAGATGTTCTTTTGATAATAATTTATCGTAGGAAACGCCCCCGAGAGAATGGAGGTCCACACGCCAGAGTCACAGCGCCAATAGGAGGGGGTTGAGGTGTTTTTATAATATTCACCTCCGTTTGAATCCCACATACAATCCCAGGTGGGGTCTACGGTGCCTTCGCGGACGCGCCATCTCCAGGTTCGGTAGTAGTGGTTGCCCTTGACGAAGAATCCATTTATGCGAATGCCTTGTATGTTAGGGACTGCCCCACCGAAAAGGGTTGTAATGGAGGCCGATTCGAGGTGGTTGTTTTCTAGGAAGATGGGGCCTTGAGTGTTCCATCCTCCGATGGCGTTAGATTCGTTCGCGTCGATTTTTATATCGGAGAACCAGGAATTTTTAACGATTAGCTTTCGTGTGTGGGCGAGAATGCCTCTTCGGGGGCCAGCAGTGGAAAGGGCGTTACCGTGGAGATAGCATTGTTCGATGATGATATTTGAGGGAAGTTGAGCGGGATCGTTATCGGCGGCGGAATTGGACACAAGGGATTCTGCGCCAAAACGAATGAGGGGGCGGGAATTGCCAAAGGTGGCGTGGGCTGTGAATTCAATACCTTGGAAGTGATAATATTCCGCATATTGCTCCGCTTCGAGGGTGGTGGTGGAGCCTGTGTCAGCATAGAAGGTCGCGAGGTTTGAGAGATCGGAGGGGGTTACACGGGCTCCTGAGGTTAGATTTGGAACCCCAGAGGAGCGGATCATTATATGGGGGCCACGAGAGGAGACGCACGAGGATTTATATTTTAACTTGATTGGGGTTCCCCCTATAGAGATGGTTTCTCCCGCGTTGATTTGGATAACATCCCCACAAGTGGCGTCAACGATTGCTTGATTGATCCCGCTCACACTGAGCCCATAGGTACACCCAGACGCACAAACGGTGTAGAGAGTGGCATTTGCCACCCCCGCACCTACAGTTAAACCCAAACCTACAACTAAACCCAGTAACATCAATGAAAAGTTTTTCCGCATATTAAGGTACCTGCACTTCCACAGACGCCACATAGGGTAGGATAAACCCGCTAGTGTTATCATCCCTGGTTAGCTGGATAGTCATCGGTCTACCACCTGCACACCCTGTAGTGGTAAGCGCAATTGTGCGAGTGTAGGAATTCCCCGCTGCTACAGTTCCAGACGGTAAAGTTTGCGAGGCATTGTACGCCGGTGGAGTTGATCCGCTGGTATAGCACTTAGTCGCTATCTTTAGCACGGGATCAGTTGAACCGTTAGATCCAAATGATATGGAAAAGGTAACCGTACCACTAGTCCAGTTAGCCGGTAAGGTAAAGGTGTTAGTCGCGTAACGCTGAGAAGCATCCGCCAGCGAATACCATCTAATACCGCATTCCGCTAAACTGCTAGTTGCCGGACAGGTCACATTCCCCACAGTTAGCGCGTTCACCATAGTATCTGAGAAATTCCATTGGGAATCCCATGGTGTGCTTGTGGCGTTATACTGTCCAAACGGGAAGTTAAACATTACCGAACTACTTCCGCTCCCTGTAACCTGTGTCCATGTATTTGTGGTAGTACACAGATACAAGTTTTGCCCTGCTGTTACCCCTGAGGTGCGGAAATAGGTGTCGCCAGTGGTGCAAGATCCCCCCGGTGCTCCACTTCCGGTACGATTTGGGGCGGTTCGAGTGGAGAGGACGAAGGAATTGCTTCCGAGAAAAGCATTTGTGCCCGATGTTCTGGCAACAGTTGCGTCCACATTTATGGTTTGGGTGCCACCGAGAGTGGTGATTGAAATTCCATCCCCCTCTTGTGAATCCGCGCCGCTATTGAGAAACCTCCGAGTGTCCGTTACGGTATCCCATGCGCCCGTGGTGATGGAAACTTCCGCGAATTGAGTTCCATCGGAGGGAACCACAGGGGTGGTGGCTTGATTCATCACACATGTGGCGGAACAAGAGAGAACGAGTCCGGCTGATGCGGGGGCGAGGATAACGGAGTAGCCTTGTGGGGTTCCGTAGATAACTGCGGTTCCGCTTCCGGTTCCAGCAACAGTTCCTCCACTGGTGTACGAGCCGTTTCCTGTGGAGCCATTGAGGGCAAGGGTGGTGCTGCTTAGTTTCTCCACAACCCATGTGCCATTCGCCGCAGTGTTGCCCCCCACTCCGGAAACCATAACTGTATCTCCTGTACGGATTGAAACGGAGGTCATGGAGGAGGTGGTGAGGACGATTGGGGAGGCGTTTGTGGCCCCGCTTACGCTTAAGGAGGTGATGGTGAAAGTGTTACCGGGGTGGGTTGCGGCAGAGGTTGTACCATGGCCCCAAATTCCAGAGGCGAGAGTTAGGACCGTTGTGGAGGTTTTGGTTACCTTTAAATCGGTGATGTTTGCGGATGAGGTGGTGCCCCCAGAGATGGTGCAATCTGTGCGGGAATCGCTGGAATTATCCACACATGTTACTCCGCTTCCGGTGAAGTTGACGGTGTTCCTCTGGGTTAGCGCAGAGGCTTCATCCATGATGGTTTGATAGGCTTGGACGATTGAGGAGGTTACGGCGGGGATGGAAGAGATTTGGGAGATCCCGAGGGCTGAGAGGAAGAGGAGGATTCCCGCGATGGTGTAGTTACGGACGTTCATTTTTTAAATCCTTCGAGCGTTCACGGAGGCGTGGAGAGCGGTGGAGGAGGAGGAACTCCAGGTGAAACCGTCATCCATGAAAACACCTTCTGGGAAGGCCATTACGTAGGTGGTATGGGCCGCGATGTTAACTGTTGAAAGGAGAGATTTGGGGGTTCCAGCGCGATCTTGAACTGTGAGAGTTACGTCGCTACCGGAGGTGTTGGTGACGGTGATTTGGAAAATCCAAGTATCAGTTGTGGAAACGGAGGTGGTGGAGTTGGGGACCACTTGTAGAGCTTGGGACATATTGATGTTACCCACGCTAAATTTGGTGGAATTGCTTGCTCCCATCGCCACGGGTAAGGGGGATTGGACGAGGGAAATTCCGAGGAGGATGAGGAGAGCGAAGATGATGGTCTTTTGGAAGCGTTCCATTTTAAAATTTAAACCTTTGTGGCTTTTTTGTATTCCGCCTTACGTGCCTTTTCGGTCGCGTCACTGGTTTCCTTTGCGGCTTTCGCGGTGGCTTGGGCGCTTTGGGGGAAAAGGGTTAGAACGGATTCTGCGAGAGATTCGATGTGGGCCACCACAAGAGAATGAACATCTGAATATTTTGGAACCGGAGGAGTGCCTTGGGTTTGTGTTGCGATGAACTGTGTGGCCGCATCCACGAATTCAGGGGGGAATTCAAATTTCTGAGTATCAACTCCGATGTCGATTTTGAGGGTTAGTTTGGGCATCTTTTAAAATCCTTTCGTTATTTCCAAGCGGGAATGTAAACGGTGGAACCATCTGAGCTTACGGCGCGAATCCAAGTGTAGGGGGCAGTTTTTCATGTGATTCTCCCTGATTACGGCGCCCACGTTCCCTTGGTGACCCACGAGCCCGACTCACGGCGCTCGACTACAAGGTTGTTGGCCGAGCGCACAAAGCGCCAGGATCCATCAGTGCCGGATGCGCCAAAGTAAACAGCGCTTGTGGATGCTCCGATAAAGTCAGACGATGCCGTTACGCTCGTGCCGGATAGCGCGCCGCCAAACGTTCCGGTGCCCGCCGCATTCACATTGCGCACCCTCGCCCCCGTCGTGCCCACATCACACGCCGCCGAGTTGCCATCACCGGAGCCGCACGTGATACCCCCCGCCCCAAGCGTCCAGTAGTTGGTGGAGGAGCCGTTCGTGATGCCGAGGTTGTTGGCGGAGGAGCGGAGCAATCCTAAATCCAAGGTGCCATCCGCTCCGGAACTGCTACTCCAGTAAACGCCCTTTGCTGACCCGATACGGATGATGTCACCCAGCATTGTAGACTTGGTGGTCCCATTGGACTGTATCCAACTGAACTGGCCAATGTTGTCAAACGTAACTCTAGTAACTGCCGCGTTGTCTATCATCGCCAACAGGCTGGTCGTACTCTGCCCCGCACCCGCCCGCACCGTTAGCGTGGTGACTCCTGTAGTGGCGGTGGCGTCATACACGTGCAGGGTGTTGACTGGGGAGGTGTTGCCGGGGCCGATGCCCACTGATCCCGTAGAGCCATCAATCACAATGCGATCGGTGTCATTTGTGCGGATGCGAAACTGCTGGGCACCAAGCGTCCCCATTAAACCAATTGAACCCGCGTACATTCTCACCTGCGCCCCGCCAGTGGTGGCTGCAACGACTAGCGATGCGTTATTGGCAGCGGATACTTGCAACCGCGTGTCGCTGTTGTAAAAACTGGTTGTTCCGATGCCAAGGCGGTCCCCGGCTGCGTCCCAATATAATTGACTTGCGTCCTGAGACAACGTGCCGCTGCTGGACACGTAGGGGATTGCGCCTACGGTAGTGAGGTTGCTAGCTCCCATAACTGCGGTATCAGGGATAGAGGTTACCTGAGCCACCACAAGAAAAGCAGCAAGGAG